GCTTTTCCGCCGTCTTTAAACGGCAAAGCGCCCGTTCCGCCTGACAAAGATTTTAAACCCGCGCTGGTTAAAGCATTATAATTGTTTTCTGTAAGAGGGCTTGTTAAATTTGGTGTATTTAATGAAGTAGTAGTTCCTGGAAGCGCAGGGACGGGCATTCCAGGAATACCGCCCGTGGTCGATTCAGGTTCAGATTGTTTACCTGCAGGTTTTATAGCTTGAAGAGTTCTAGGATCTATGTTGGCTAACTGCGGATAAAGTTGTTGTAAGTCTTTCATAATTTTTTCCCTTTGAGCCACTGGAATCCCAGCTAAAACTGTTCCTAATAAATTTCCTGGAAGAGCACCAGTGGTTGAGCCTGATGAAGTGTTACCTGAGTAACCTGAGGTTCCTCCTCCGCCCCCTCCGCTGGTGCTAGAACCTGCACTTATTCCCGTTCCTGTGCCCGTGCCTGTTCCTGTGCCTGTTCCAGTCCCCGTGCCAGTTCCCGTTCCTGTACCAGTTCCCGTGCCTGTTCCAGTGCTTTTACCTGTTCCCGTACTAGCGCCAGTTGAAGTGCCCTGCCCTGCCCCCGTTCCGACACCTGTTCCAGTCCCCGCACCTGTTCCAGTACCTGTTCCAGTACCTGTTCCAGTACCTGTTCCAGTACCTATTCCTGTTCCTGTACTTTGCCCTGTCCCTGTTCCAGCGCCTTTTGAAGTGCCCGTTCCTGTGCTTGCGCCAGTTCCTTCACCAGTTCCTGTAGCTGTGCCAGTTCCTGTAGTCACCCCAGTTGAAACGCTTGTGCCCGTACCCGTACTAGGTGTTCCAGTACTAGGTGTTCCAGTACTAGGTGTTCCAGTACTAGGTGTTCCAGTACTAGGTGTTCCCGTACTGGGTGTTCCAGTACTAGATATAGATCTGCTTGGGGCTCCTGTACTGGGTGTTCCAGTGCTCAAAATACCAGCAGTTGAAGGGGCAGCTATTACAGGAATATTGTTAACTCTTAATAAATTGTTCGCATCAGACTCGCTAAATTTCAAAACATTTAACAAATAATTCATCATGTCTGATGAAGTCGCTTTTTGAGCTGAAAGGGAATCTACTGCAGCTTGACCTTGTGCAAAACTGGCTGGAGACGCGCTTGAAGCACTAGGGGAACTAGCGTTATTTGATGAACTTGCGGACGCAGCGGGTTTAGTAATTGTTGAGCTTGATACGTTGGTTGAAACATTAGTAGGTGTCGTGACTTTTGTATCAGTCGTTTGAGCTGTGTCAGTAGGTTTTGTAATTACAGGTGTTTGATTTGGGTTTTGTACTTGTGTGTTGTTTATTTTATCTAAAAGTTGCTGTTTAAATGCAACATCATTTACAGTGCTAACTTCTATCAAATTTACTTTATCAAGCGCATCACGTTTACTTTCTGGGCTGTCAAATGATACCAACGCAGTATCTACACTGCCTTTTAATCCAGGTAATGTCGCAAATATCCCACCAATAAGATCAACTTTATCGTTAACATCTCCTGATCCCGTATTTTGACCAACCAGCGCTACAGCAGTGTTTTTTGGATCAGTTGGATCTGTTCCTAACGCAAATATACTTTTAATTTGCGTCATTACGCTAGAACTAGGCGCTGTTGAGTTAGAAGCAGACCCTGTTGATGAACCTGTTGTTGATGAACTTGGAGATGAAACTCCTGGTATCTGGCCTAACTTGTCAACCCATTGCCCTTGATCATTTTGTACGTATTTTGTTCCTGTGGTCGTATCCGTATAAGAACCATCTTTATTATCAGTAATTTTTCCTGAAGAGAGATCATTTTTAAAAGCTGTATTAATTGCATTTTGAACATTTTTAAATGCGGTTGCAGTTAACTCATCGCCTTGATCATCGGTGATTGTGCCTTTTATCGCTTGATTAACCGTATCATTCAATACTTGGTTGTATTGAAGATAAGCGTTATTGATTAGCGTTTGTGACTGCGGGGTAAACGCAGTTATAACATTTGATAAATTATTTTGTGTGTTTTCAACATTTTGCTGACCTTGCGCTATAGCCAATGCTTCTTCGGGTCTAAACCCTGCTGCTGTATACGTACTAAATGAATTTTGAGCATCTTGAGAAAGCGCTGAAACTTTTGATCCTATTTGATCAAGAGTTGAAGTGGGTGTTGGTGTTGGTGTTGAAGCGGATGTACCTGTTGCTTTTGAGTTAAGGATATCGTCATTAGCATTAAGTTCTTTTAATGTATTGGTTTGATCTTGAGCAGCTGCAATGGCAGCATTAAAAATTACTTGGGTTTTCGGTTGTCCAGCAACCACTCCGCCAATAATTTTATTTACAATTTGCTGTTGCGCAGAAGTTAAATCGTTATAACCAGCAACTTGACCCGCAACTAAAGGTACTTGAGTACTGATACCGCCAGAAAGAAAATCTTTGAAAGCATCAGATTTTCCGCCACTCGAGATTTGTGAACTAACCGCGTTCTGAGCACCACCAGCAAGGAAAGCACTTCCCGTTGCCCCGCCAACAACACTTCCTGCGGCTGCTCCAAGAGCTGCAGCTGCATTACCGATTATAAATGATTTGCCAATATCCCCAATGCTACCCCCATTGATTGCGGTACTACCCGCATTGATATATGGTACAATTTCAGGATTACCCGTAACTGTTGCGAAAATAGCAGGTATTGGACCCAAGTCCCTTACAACCCCTTTTGCCCATGATCCTGGATTTCCCCCTCCATAAACAACTTGCTGAGACGGATCAGCAACTGGGGTGACTGCACCAGTTTTAGGGTCAACATAAACAAACGTATTCATAGTTCCACCAGTGGAACTTGCAGGTATTTGATATATGTTATTACCAAGATTTTTTACATAATCTGTTAATAAATTTCCATTTGAATCTCTTAACCCCGTTTGACTAACAAGATTACCTTCACCGTCATCAATTTGTAAGTTTTTTATCGTTGCTGTGCCAGTTTGAATAGTATCATAAATATTTTTGAAAGTGTCACTTGAATCATGCCAGATTTGATCCGCAGTTAAAACTGTCGGGGTCAATGGGGCTGCTGCAGGAGCAACATACGCTGGGGGCGTTGAGTAATTGAATGTTGGTGTTACATAAGAGGTATCAGGCGCATTCAACACAGATGCCAAAGGATTATTTTGAGGCGTTGGCGGAGTTGGGGGCGTTGGACCAGAGGCGTTAGCTGAAGGCAGAGCCCCACTAGTTGACGCAGATGAATAGTAAGAGCCTTGAGGATTTACAGCGTTGTATAAACCTTGTATGTCAGCAACATTCGTATTAGTCGCAGCTGCAAACTGAGCTGGGTTTACACCGTATTGATCCATAGCTGAAGCAATAGCAGCTTGTGACTGAGCGTTGTTGCCCCCATATAAGGTTTGTTGTGCTTGAACAAAGTTATTAATATCTGATGCAGAAACAGGGCTCGCATTCCCTGCTGCAGTTGTATTAGCGGGCGTAAGAGCGCCTCCGCTCACAGCAGCGTTGACCTGTTGTGCCCAAGGTGTATTCTGGGGTGTGGTAGGAACTGGAGGCGCTGCAGGCGCTGGAGGTTCAGGTGGTCCGTATGGTAGGGTCATGTTGGATTAAGCCTCATAATACCTGAAAGTGCGGTTGCCCACTCTTGCCAAGTTTTGTAATTCCTCTGATCAGGAATAGCCGAATTTACAAAATAACCGATACCGTTCATCGCATCAGCATACAAGCGCCATTGAGCTTCAGGCACAGTTCCGAGTTGATTTGACGCAAAAAGCTCGGCCATCAATGATACCCATGTGTCCCAGCTGTGTCCTCGGGGGTCATAGGTTATCATGGGTTACCTGTGCCTCTCTCGTCACCGATATCAGCGCTGATCAAAACATTACCCATCTCATAATCACCGTTGAACGTATTGCTTTCAAAACGAAGGCGCATCTCACGGCGCTGTTCACGCATGTCGATTTTTAAAGTGGTTTTTTCAAATACGTAAGGTGAAGACGGAACGTCATCATCATTCGCGTAACCTTTGCCCGTTACAATCAAATTCATCTCACCAACTTGCACAAAATCAGGTTCAACGCGCTCAAGACGAATCCAGCGGTTATTTCCTGAGAGTTGGCGCGTTCCTGGACCCCCGCCAACCCACCCAATACTATTAGTTTCAATGGCGCTCAAAACCGCATCAACAGTGGTCAAATAGGTTTGATCTTTACCCTTTTCATGTTGCCAAAGAGTGTATTTGCCTGTGGCGTTTGCGACATTGCCCGCCCACACAGGGTATCTGAAAACTTCAGTAAATACACCCGCAGAACGCTGAGACCCGTATGCCTCACCCGCATCATACCAAACCTGATCGCGCACGTTGTAAATGATTGCATCGGTACACTCAGTAGCCGTGCCACGCGGGTAAAACCACCAAATTTCCCCCCAACGAGGTATTTTAGTTGCCCAGACTTTTTGTCTTTGATTGTAATTGACATTATCAAAGAACCAGTTCATGTTCATCTGATTGGGCACTTCTTGAACCACACCGTTGTATGCCAAAAACCTATCAGTTCCAATCCAGTAATAAATGCCGTCATATTCAATCACTGATTGAGAGGACATGATAGATGACTGACTGCTGATGATATCATAGCGCCAATAAATGGTAGTAGAACCAACGGTTTGAGGCGCATAAGATACGCGCACAACTGAGTCAAGCGTCCAGAATAAGCCCGACGGTGAAGTTGTACCGCCCCGCAGTGCCAACCCTTTGATCACCTTTGTGGCTGATACGTTGTTTATATTCGCATCGGGTGCGACCCAATTATTGAAATTACCTGCGGATGAGTTTTGAATCAATCCATTATTCCCGTATACAAACAAGTACGGGTAAATCATGCAGCATCCGCCCGAAACCGATATGTTGTTGTTGAACGTAACGGTGATATTTGAACCCGTGGTCATACTGGCTGAAACGGTGACTACCGTAACCGCCCCGCCCGTCATTGACACGGGTGAACCTGAGCTACCCACAGTTTGTGAGTTGTTTACTGTGTAACTCCCTACGCCACCTGTGCCTGAGCCCAGCGCGGTGATAACCGTACTCGCCGTTATAGTTACCCCTGTACCGCCCGTAATGCTTTGACCTACCATCAACGCGCCTGAAGCCACGTTGGTAACGGTCAAAGTGGTTCCTGAAATATAGCCCGTTATAGCGCTGTTTGCATAAACAGTAGCAGCTGAGACAGTTGTTCCTGAAGCAATACCCGTGCCTGAAACAGATTGCCCCGTGGCGATTAAACTGTTTTGCCCTAGAATGATAATCGTAGTGCCGTTTAAATAATCCGTTGAAACGGTGAACACGCCCACTTGAGACATTGACCCGTAAGGGAACGTGCCGTATAAAACAGGGGTGTTTGCAGTGCTATCAATATTGGCCAAATTTTGTCCAGGATGACCAAATACCGTTAAACTCTGAGTCCCATAAGCATCATATGCAATATCAAACTGCCAAAGATTGTAATCACTAACCGTAAAATTAGCCAATGAAACCGTCGTTGGACCCGACCCCGTGCCTGCATCAGTGCCCGTCTGCCATGCTTGGATATAAGATTTAGAGCCTGAATAAACGTAATTAATACCCGTTTGAGACTGCATGATCATGCCACGTGATATCTCAGACGCATTCAAAAACATAGCGTTATAACCGCCCATTTTTCTAGGTCTACCGCGTTGAAACCGCGACCATACCCCTTCAACATAACAAGGCGCATCAAATAGCGTACCGTCGCGTTGAATTCCTGGCTGAATGGTTAGCGATATAACTTTAGAGGTCATTAGAATACACCTCCAGAAATACCGTTTGTTGCTGTGAATCCACTTGCGTTGAAATAACCCGCTAAACTATTTGCAACAACAAACCCCAGCTGGCTTGAAGCAGGTAAATATAAACCTGTATTATTGTCACCGCTAAATTTCAAAGAAGGCACTGATAACGACCCGTTACCAAGTGTCAACGACGTTAGGGAGCTTGAACTTCCTGAAGCAGCATTGTAAATGTTAGTTCCATCAGAAATAAGTACTAAAGAAGCCCCTTGAGGCACAATTACTGAAGTACCACCCCCTGCTGAAGTTTTGACGGTTAGTGAGAAAGAGCCTGTTGTGTTATTTGTTACCGTATAAAGCTGAACCGTTGCAGGAACAACAATTATTTCATTTGCGAGCAATGTGCCTGAATACGTTTGAATAGTATTGGAGGCTTGAGCTGAAGTAAGTGTGTAGGTTCCGCCCGTAACAGACAACGCAAATTGAGTATACGCAAATGAATTCGATCGCCCATAACCAAACGTATTCCAACCCGTGCCGTTTGAAACTAGCACCAAAGACTCTGTCAACTGAAGTTGCTGGTTGGCGTTACCATTAATAGTGTCAGTGCCTACGGGGGTTAAAGTTAAAATTCCAGTTCCGTAATTTCCGATATTGATAAACCAATTAGTTCCTACAGTTGAAGCTGATGGTAATGTGAAAGTTCCGACTCCGCCCGCCCATACTGCGAAACTTGCTTGAGCATTGGGTAGTAACGTGTAATTTGCATAATACGTCGTTACGGGATAAACTTGATTCAGCGTATTTGAAACCGCATCTAAACCGTACCCTGCAAGGGTGGCTGCATTTGCAGCTGACGTTCCTGTGCCGAAAGTAAACGCACTCCAACTACCATTGTTGGTGGTATTGTCAGTTAAATAAATATATTGAACCGCCCCGCTCGCTACGGTTGCGATAGAAGTTACCCCATCATTTTTCAACACGTTAAAAGGATAACTGCCTATGTTGTTGATGAGTACGTCTTGGCCAGTTGAAACTTGATATGCAGGGGGCATGATCAACGCAAACCCGTTGCCCGTAGCGCTCACATTCATGATTGATGCAGCCGTGGGCACATTGCCCCCTAGCCCGTTGATCGACCATGCTAATGAGGTGTTACCCGATATGGTTAAAGCCTCATACCCAACCGATGACGGTTGAATGGTTTGACCCGTAAAAGGATTATTGTATGTAGTCATGATTAAGAGTCCTGTGCAACAGTTTGACGATCACCCAAACGTAATGAGTCTTCGGCTTTCAAAGCGCCCATAGCCTCTTGATATTTCTCTTGAAATATTTGCCGTTGATCGTTTTTCAAAAACGGCATGGCTTGAAGTAATGTCCCATACAACAGCGCATTGGGCGCATTTTGCGTCAACCAGTTAGTCTGATTGTCAGAAGCCAAAGGCTGTATACGTTCGTAGTATAAAACTTCAAAAGAATAATTTTGGTCAGGCGTTGGAGCCACAATCCAATGCTGGTAGTCATAGTCGCCATAATAAACAGGCGTGGCTTGAGCAGTTGAGCTTGAAGCGTAAGATCTGATATACTCATATTTTCTCAAATAAACGGGCTGAATTGTAGTGCCGTTTGTTAAATTCATTGAGACCGTTTTGCGCCATCTTGCAGGTTTTGCTATCACCGCACCCCCCGCTGTCATAGTTGATTCAACCACTTGCTGTTGACCGAGGGTTTTTATCTGCTGGGCTATTTCAAATTCGCACAGGGTAATGAAAGTGGGTATTTGAGCGACCGTTGCCGCATCATTACGCTCTAAATACTGAAGAACAGTAGAAGTAAGATTATCGTATGTTAAAGCGAATGAAGCCGTCATGATCGTTCCTTTTAATCATAATTATAACCCTAGGAATATTTTCTCGTGCCTGTTTTGTCAATGATTAACTGCTGTAGCCTAGGTTTTTCATCAGGATGATTGGGTATTGATATATGAGTCCAGCGATCAAACTCACGAATGATTTGGTCGTACTGTAAGCCACTAGCAATTACAGACTTAACCACTTCGTCAGGAACCATCCCAGGAACACGAATATCAGCAGCGCACCCAGTACGGTGCTGAGAAGTATCTTTACTCCCAACGGCATCGTTAACTTGCTTGCTTCTGAACGCGCTATTAACCATGATAGGCTTACCACCCAACAGTTCTTTAACTTGCTCCAAAAAGTTTGAAAGGCGGATAAGATTTTGTTTTTCAGATTCATTAGGTTCATTTGTAAACTCCCTGTGATCGGTATGAGTTAACTCTTCAAGAGTAAAATTTGGGCTGAGTTGCGTCATTTTGTAGGTGTGCTTTTGTGAAGTAAATCATCTTTAGCCTGTGAGCCAGCAGAAGACCCGAAATAGAATGCAATAATTCCCGTCCAAGCCGTGCCCAGACTGCCCAGCATCAACATTAAAGCGTCATTGGTTTTGAATGTCTCTAGCATCATACCTACCAGTATTCCGAAAAAACCCGTTGTAACAAGAATAGCAAGGGCTGGGGGAACAAAACTACGGGTGGTAGCTTGGAGTTCTCTTGCAGATTTTCTGTCATCTACCGCCAATTTAGCAAAGTCAAGCCCCAACTCCTGCGCCCGAGCTTTAAGACCCAACTCTGCTTGTTGAATAGATGCTATCTGATCAGCAGTGAGTTTGCCTGACTGTATGGTTTCCTCTACTTTACTAGGGTCTATACCTAGCGCAGAAGATACGGCATTAACAGCAAGACCAGCCAGTGGACCACCCATCGCTGTTGCAATTGTAGGGGCTATTGACTTCAACCAATCCATTTATTTATTCTCCAACTTCTTTATTAATTTCTGCACCTTGATCTCGGTCTGCCTTATATCCATGTACATCCACATTAGCACGGGCATGAAAAATAAAATGAAAGACAAAAGAATCACAATCACAATGACGTAGAAGGAATCATCGTTAGAATCATCATCCACACCCACAGGATCACTAGGATAGTTCCCACCCCTATTGTTACCCTGTGTCTGATTCGGTCGATAACCTGTCTTCGTTGCCATGCGACTGCCTTTTTTCTGTCCAGTTCTTCTTTCCTTGCTAACTGTTGTTGGTTGGCAATGTGTCCGATCATTTTATTTACACGGCTATAAAGATCTTTAAATTCACTAGGGACATGGTATACCATATACTCTCTCAGTTCTTCGTTTAACTTCTCCATCTGCAAGTCAGCAATGACTAACTTGATGGCAATGTCTTGTCCTTCTTCGTCCCCTACCTTTGTTGCTGTCTTTTCTTGCTCTTCTTTGTAGTGTTTCAAGCCGTTGTAGGCATGAAAGAACTTGGTCAGCGCATCAGCAACTTGGGCATAAATCTGGTTCTCGTCAAACTCAGGAGCCTTCTGTTTTACCTTTTTAGCAGGCTTTTCAACGGATTTTCGTTGAATTGGCTCTTTTTTGCCACCAAAAAGACCTGTTAAGAACCCCCACACTCCCTTGGCATCCCCTTGGATGCCCTTCAAATCTTTGACTACACCTTCGACTTCAGCCTTTGCATCGAGGACGTACTGTCGCCCCTCTTTGTACATCTCGCATGATTCTTTGACGAGTTTAAACGCAGAGGATGCAAGTGCAACAAGAGTGAAAGGATCCACATGTTATTTTTTGAAACCTTTGAGCGTTTCAGCCAACCTTGCTCGTTTGCCTTCAATACCGGGTTTCTTTGCGGCGGCGGCAAGTTTCTTTGCAGGTATTGTCTTACCAGCAGGTACGCCCAGTTCTTTCTTCAAAGCACCGGGTTTTTTAATTGCCCCAGCGATCCAGTTCTTAGTTGCCATTTGTAGGCTCCTGTGGTGCTTGTTGTGCCTGTGCCTCTTTTTGCACTTCAGCAATCAATTGGAACACTTGGTCATAGGGTTGTTTACCTAAGTAGCCCATGATGGCGTTAAGAAGATTGATAGGTAGTGTGATTTTGTCCATTAAGCACTCCAAGGCAATGGCTGTGATGTTGGGGATACTGGAGGCGTAATCATTGAGTTGATTTGACCTTGTACACAGGCTTGTGCGCTTGCAATATCAGATTCAGGAATCCAACTAATGACTAACGCTTCAGTTAGACTTGCGTAAGGCACGAATGTAGTTTGGTCTGTAGAATCAAATTGTGTGTTACCTTGAATAAATGCAGTATAAGTGCCGTCCACGCCTATGACTTCCCACAAAGCATTGACCACATAGTTTGGGTCAGGCTGTTGTAATGTGTACATAGCCGTGATGCGAGTTGTAAAAGTGGTCATGATTTACCTTTCAGTTGTTAAATTTGACGTTGATTTGCTCTTCTAAATTAGAACGAACAGTCTCTGCCCATTGGTCAATTTGCTCTTGAGTCCATTGCGATTTTGGTTTGTAGTCATTGCCACCAAAAGAAAATACAGTGTTAGCAGTTTTTGTGATGCCTTCTGATACGCCTTGTAATTCGCAAAACAAAGTTGATGCGTAGCCACGGTCATCTTCTTTTAAAAACTTTACATTCCAAGAAAATTCAATCATTTGTTACTCCTTAATATGCAAAGAAAGATGAAACATTTATAGTTCCTGATGTTGTTGACATTCTTATTGTTGTGCCTGAGTAATCAAAATTAACAGTTAATCCAGTACCGTTAATGGCGGCAACAACATTTGCACCACTTGTTGTATTTGCGTAAACTATCCAATTGCCTTGTGCGCCACTAACAGTGTTGTAACCATTTATAGAAGCAAACATACCAACACCACTGGCAGGAGTCAGGGCTACCATGCTTGTGCTAACTGAAATTTGATTCCAATCACCACCAATACGACCAATATAAGGTTTTCCATCACCATCAGAAATAACAATGGCGTTGCTTGCTGTGCGAATGTCTAGGCTACCTTGGTTGCCGTTGTATGCACCAATGATAGTATTTTTACCTCCTGAAGTTACAAAATATCCTGAACCCAAACCAACAAAGCAGTTGTAAGTTCCTCCGTTTGCATAGTAACCAGCTTGAAAACCTAAAAATGTGTTGTAACTGTATGAGGTGTTTGTATACCCCGCCTGATAACCTACTGCGGTGTTGTTAGAGGCTGTGGTGTTGAGGTAGAGGGCTTGAGTGCCTAACCCTGTGTTTGAAGAACCTGTTGTATTGGAAAAAAGCGCATTAGTTCCTACAGAAACATTGTAGTTCCCGGTTGTATTGTTATAGTTTGCTTGATGTCCAACAGCGGTATCTTGTTGACCGCTTGTATTATTAAATAAAGCGGAGTTACCCAAACCAGCATTTGCCAAACCACTCGTATTAGCCGCCAAAGCACTAGCACCCACCGCAGTATTTGTAGACACAGCACCAGCACCCTTACCAACAGTTAATCCGCTGATTGAGGCATCATTCGCCAGCGTCACCGTAGTGCCGTTAAATGTGAAATTTGCTGACCCTGCAAATACCCCACTTAAATTGTATTGGACTTGTGTGGTTGACCCACTTGCAAGACCCCCTACACCTGCAATCACTTTAATAGCAGAACCTGTGTTGTAAAACAATTTTCCATCAGTGTAGTTAATTGCTAATTCGCCAACAGCTAAATTAGACGTGGTAGGTGCATTTGTTGTCGTTCCACTGTTGAATAAAACGATTGGTGTGTAACCTGTCTGTGCCATTAGAATGTTCCTCCGTTGATGCCCGCTGTCAAGGCGTTATTCGTGTAATTGTAAGTCAAAGATGTGTTGGTATTAGTGGGTTGATTTCCAGTGGCTGATGCGCTAAAATGCAAATAATTTGTGGTGCCAGACCCTGCAGTTAATGCGACATTTGTTGTATTCGTTGCGTTTGTAGCATTTGTGACTGCATTACTCCCGATAACTGTTACAACCTGCGCACCCGTTGCTGCGGTAAATGCCGATGTGCCGTTCCCATAGGNTAAACCTGTAAGAGTGGCTACCCCTGTTCCCCCATTACCAACTACCAATGTACCTGCTAAGGTAATTGCCCCTGTTGTTGCGGTTGAAGGCGTTAAACCTGTTGTGCCCGCAGTAAATGACGTCACACCACCTGACGCGGGTTGCCATGATGCGGTTGTGCCGCTAGATGTAAGAACATACGTACTTGCACCAATAGCCAAACGTGTCGCGCTGTTAGTTCCGTTACCAATTATCAAGTCGCCTGTGGCGGTGATTGGAGAAAGCGCATTAAACGCAGCAGTTGCAGTTGTTTGCCCAGTGCCTCCATTTAGAATAGGGAGCGTACCTGAAACGTCTGCAGTAAGGCTCACAGCACCAAATGTAGGTGCTCCTGCTGAATTTCCATGTAAAACCGTTGTGGAGGTTCCTGCGCTCGTCGTGGCCAACACCGTTGTTGATGAGGCGTAGGTCACACCATATTGCGTAAATGCGCTAGATTGACCTGTACCACCAGCCGTATTTGGCAAAGTTCCTGTGGTCAAGGCTGACGTAGACGTGGCATACATAGCGCCACCCGAGGTGAATGCTGTGAGGTTTGTTCCACCATTTGCGGTGGCCAATGTCCCCGCGACCGTTATCACGCCTGATGTAGCAGCCGACGGGGTTAAGCCCGTTGTACCAAATGACAAAGTGGTCACTGCCACCCCTGACAGAGTAGACCACTGAGGGGCAGTTGCGCCTGAGTTAACCGTTAATACTTGACCTGCAGTGCCGATGGCTAGGGTTGAATGCGCGCTTGACCCTGCACCGTAACCTAAAGCGCCTATAGCCAAAGATGTTTGACCCGTACCTCCATTACCAACAGGCAATGTACCTGTGACGCCTGTAGTCAGCGGTAACCCTGTGGTATTTGTAAGCGTTCCTGTGAGGGGTGTACCCAGCGCCCCACCATTCACTACAAAAGCGCCTGAAGATCCTGTATTGACTCCTAAAGCGGTGACTACTCCTGTACCCGTCGTGACCGTGCTTGGTGTAGCCCCCACACCGCCCCCAACCATCAACGCATTACTGGTTAAAAGCGGGCTCGTCGCCCATGTAGTCGCAGAACTGAAATACGGAATCCCGCCTGATGTGCCCGCTATGGTCATAGCGACGGCGGTATTGGGATTAGCTACCGTAATTATCCCGCCCGTAAACGCTACAGAAGTTACTGTTCCCGTTCCTGACACAGCTGTCCAAGTTGGCGCCCCTGAGCCTTGACTTGTTAAAATTTGACCCACAAGCCCTGCAGCTGTCGCAGCATATGAGCTTCCATTTCCGTAAATAACAGATCCCGCTGCGGGTGTTGAACTACTATTTGTACCGCCTTGGGCTATGGCTAATATACCCGTTGTAACTTGAGAAGCTTGAATAGCAATTGAGGTGTTTGTTGTGCTGGTAATTTGCCCATATGCATTGGTAGTAAATACAGGAACACTTGAAGCCGAACCATACGTGCCCGCTGTGCCCACCGTGGCCATCGAAATGGTACCTGACACGGTAATTGGTCCACCCGTCAAGCCCGCACCCGTACTGATTGAAGTGACTGAGCCCGCACTCAAAGAATTTGAAGTTGCTGCGGTGATACGCCCATAAGCATCAACAGTAATGGTCGCTGCCGTGTATTGTTGGGGTGTAACCGTGGTGGTTGCTAAGCTCAAGGTTGGGTTACCGCTTGAGCCCGTCCCGTTTGCGACGTTGATTTGACCGCTTGTACCCGTAATCGTAACAGGTGTCAAAGTTGATGAGCTACCTATAGCCAATAAACCTGTTCCCGTTGTATTGGCCAGCGTCAAGGGTAAACCCGTAAGTGATACTGTTGGGTTTCCCGCCACGCCCGATCCGTTAGCAACTGAAAGTCCTGAAGAACCTGACACAATTGAAACGCCCGTCAAGGTACTTGAAGTAGTTTTGACTTGAATGCCTGTGCCCGACGAGATCAATGATGCCAGCGCCAGCGTAGGACTGATTGTGAAAGTCCCTTGAGCCCCACCGTCAGTAATTGACAAGCCCGTACCCGTATTGAAATGCCTACTATTCGGAAGAGTTGACTCAGTATTGACCGTTATGAAGGTTTGAGTCAAGCTGGGGCTGTTTGTAATAGCCGAAACCGTGGTCTGAACCGTCTGACCATTTTGAACAATCGGCACCAGTTCTGTACCCGTAATTGCGGTAGGGGCGGTAGGTAGTTGTGATATTCTTACGTCTGCCATATTAAGGACTCAAGTTATCTAGGTTACCGTCTAATGGATTTTGAGATGTTTCAGGCGCTATGCCGAATTCACCCGCCGTGCTCGGAACTGCTGACTGTTTAGGATTGTTTACAACATTCGGATCAGTCGTTATTGCATCATTATACTGAGAAACGTCTGCGTCGGGGCGTGGAAATCTGATACTAATTTTCTCGGTCATCCGCATCGGTAGGCGATATGGGTCGCGCTCATCATTGCAGCCGAATTTACACACCCTTAGTCCTGGGATGTTGCGGTCAGACTCAATGTCATCATACGCGCGTTTGAACTTGCACCGATCGCAAATGGCAATCGACAGCACCGAGTTCCCGCGAGTATCAAGCCACATGCTCATCTTGTGTATACCGATATGTTAGGGGCTAGCATGATAGGTGACTTGTCACGCTCTTCTTGCTCAGCCATGCTCCAGTATTTTTCAGCTTGACCTTCACAGTACGTTATACGCGCGAGGTCAACTCCAGGTAATTCTAACGCCATTTCATGTGCGAGCATGTTTTGTATGGCCAAATACCACCGTTGCGGTATCTCAATTGAACCTTGCAGCGAGCCCACATCCTGAATATAACGAGAGCACCACGCGACGACCTGAATTGAGTATATTGCGGGTGAAGGCCAAAGCGTCATGATAGGTTGCGTTGCAGTGCGATTTAACCAATATTGAAGCGGGTAGTTATTTAGGAAGTTTTTATTGGGCAGGTTGACATAATCATCCCTGTTCATACGCTGCATAGGTATTTCTGTAGCGTTTGAGCCGAATACAACCTGAAACACCCCCATATTGGCACCTGAAGTTTGCAAGATGCGCCAATAAGGTGCTGTGGCGGATGGGTCTAGGTCATTGTAGATCCACGTATTGTATGTCCAGCTGGTGGTAGTGGGTGTCAAAAGCGTCACCCACGTTGAATTGTTTTGTGAATACTGTATTTGGTAATTGACCGTGCCCGTTATAGCGGGTAAAATACCTATCGTACCCATATAAACGGGACTACCTGAGCCATTGTTAATACCAATATAGCCCGTATTGTTGGTCAGCTGACAAATATTCGTATATTGGCCATCAAAAGCATATGAGGTGTTGCCTGAAGAGCTATTTGCACCCGAAGTGTTTTGAGTTACTGTGCGATAATTGGCGTTCAGAACATCATTCGTGCCTAACGGTAGGTAATATTCGTACTGATCGGGAATAGTGCCGTAAACATTTTTCTGAATGCACCAATATTGAATACCACGATTGGTTAAATTTGAAAGCAGGTAATAAAGCGAGTCTTTTGCCGACGCCACTTGTTCATCAGTCAGCTCTTCAGCAAATTTTCCAGCCCTACGCGCACCGTGGTCAATCAGTTGTTGAACGGTGATGACTGTCGTGCTGACTGTTCCGCTTGTGCTCATTGAAACCCTTTACCAATTTGGACATTTCCAACGCTTGAGCGAAGCCTTTGCGCGCGGGGCATCCCCTTTAGCGTGTTTGACCACTCCGCTCATCCTTGCACAAAATGAATCTTTGCGAGAACCGCCTTCAGGCTGTGGAGCCTTCAAGTGGCTACCCGTCTCACGGTTATACTTCTCGCGTCCTTTCGCGGTGAGTCCTGCGCCTTTATCGGTGGGTCTTTTTTCACCCCGACCAATAGCTAGCGAAATGCCCCCGTCTTTTTTCTTTGCCGTTTTAGCTGATTCACGAAAAGCCTCAGCTGTCGGTGCACCCTTAGAGCCGACTTTACGCATGTGTTCACCAGAGCCATGTTTGATTCTCTCTTGTTTAGCGTGAATATTATCGTAAAGACCGCCGTCTTTTTTGCCTACTGAGCGTTTGACGCTGTAAGCGATTGCGACGGCTTGTTTCTGGGGTTTGCCCGCGCGTATCTCAGCTGACACGTTCTTGCCGAACGCTTCTTTTGACTTGGATTTAATCAAGGGCATACGTCACCTATTAAGACGAGTTGTTGTCAGTGATTAGTACTCCGCCAACATTCACACCAATATAGCTTTGTACGGTGGTTGAATCTGAAATTTGCCATTGAATATCAGTCCCTGCGGGATAAACGAATGGGAAAGTTCTTATAATCTCATATTTCAAACTGAATGGGCTTGACAAAACAACTTTTCTAATGAGCGTAGCCGATGAACTCAATGAGCTTGGATATTGAGCAACGGCTCTCCAAACATTGTATTCAGCAGTATTGCCGTTCAAAGAAGAGTTACCCGTAAAACGGGTCAAATATAAACTGTTACCCGCAGGAACCGTATAAACCGCCATTTGAGACGTACCAANACTTGTTGTGACTGTGTTATAGGTCACGGTGTTGATTTGAGCATAAANTGTAGCGCCTGANACAGTNGCTTGATTGTTTAGCGTTATAACACCTGTTGGGTTTGCGGGGCTAGACAATGCCGTTGAAATATTATTGATTCGCCAATAAGTATTGACCGTTGTAACGCCTGTTGAAGAAGAACTGCCCAATGCTAAAACTTCAGAGACAGCATTGTAACTTGCGTCTAAACCGCTGATGCTAATTAAAACACCCGCGTCTGTTGCACCACTTGCGCTGGCAAGATACATTTTTTGCGCAGAAGTCGGGAAAGCGTAATTGGTTGTTGGTGAATTTTCCCATGGCGTTGCAAAAACATTTGCAGTAGCGCTCATTTGACCATACCCGAATATATTTAATTGAGTATGACCCATAATTTGATTACGTGCGACTTGTAAATCAAACGGCTCATATGCGCCCGCTTTTGTCACCGAAGAAACGATGTTGTAACCCATAATTGATCCTAAGTAAAAATAAGGGGGTGTTTCACCCCCTATTTTAATTAATAATTACACATACCGCCAGCTTTTTTGTGCGTAGACATCTTGGTTGTATGATGTTTAGCTTGACCGCCGTGTTTCATTGGGTGAGCTTCCATTTTCTCATGACCATGGTGCTCATGTTTAGAAGCATGTTTGTGCATAGCTTTATGACCGTGCTCATCATGACCGTGAGTCGTGTGATGCATTTTATGCTCATGCATTACATGACCACCATGCTTATAAGCGTCAAGTTTTTTATTGATGTCGCCTGTTTTGCCTTTTTTAGTGGGCATTTTCTCGCCGTCATTCATGTCGTTCAAATAACGACCCGCTACGCTTTGAGATACGGTTCCGCCTTTGGCGAACTTGTGAAGTTTACCGCCGTGTTTGTAGCCTTTGCCTTCAACGCCCATGGTCTTGGTTTGTTTGGCATAGCCTTGTTTGGCTTCATGAACTTTGTCTTGAACGTCAATCTTGGGTTTCATCGCGCTACGAGCTTGAAATGCGTCGCCCTTAGCAGATAGGCTACCGCCATTCTTGTAACCAGGAGAGCGAACCCCACCAGTCATGCGGGTTTTGTCTTCACGCGTGGCTTCTAAACCACCCAAAAGACCGCCCATTTCAGCGGGACCTGCTTTAGGAGCTTTACCGCCGTTTTTAAGCCCGTGGTGAGCCTTGCCCGCTTTCATGCTTTCGTGATGTTTCAATTCTTTCTCAATCTTTTTCATCTCGTGCATTTCAGCTTTTTCTTGAGCTTTAGACTCTCCGCCTTCAGCCATACCGCCTTTTTTACGCATAACGGGCATAGCGCCCGCCATAGGTGTGGGAGCAGGACGGCGCAACATAGCGGGGGCAGGGCGACCCATCATTGAGTTGCCCCCCATAGCCATGTGTTTTTTATGGCCAGCGTGTCCGCCTTTTTTCATACCATGACCCACTTCATCTACTGAAGGCTCAGTGGTCATCATCCTTGATTCGCGTTTAAATGAGGTTGCCATATTGGACTCCTATTAGGATACTAAGTTTTGGTTAACACCAACTGCGCCAACACGGGTCGCGTTGGGTCCAACAGCAATAGCGGGTAGTAAAATACCTGCTATTGTACGCACAATACCATTTGAGGCGGTAGCGGGTACATATGTACCTCTTACGTCACCTGTAGTGGTTGTTGCGGTGGAAGTGTCTGCTGCTACAAAAGTTCCCGCATCTTGAGCCAAGGTGTTGTTGCTTTTAACGCTGGCTAAATAAGCCACGTTGAACACACGAACTGGGAACCCAAGGATATCGGTTGTGCCTACCGTAAGCGCCGTACCTGTGGCACCCGAAGTGGCCACTGAAACGATTTGAAAGAACGCTTTCTTACCGTTTACTGCGGTTGACACTGCGCTTGAAGAGGTGATGGCTTCACTCATGGATTGACCATAATAGTCATAACCCGTAATGGTGATTGTTTGAGGCGCTGCACCCAGCGTATAAGTCAAACCTGTAGGCGTGCCCGCCGTGGTCACAACAGCAGCACCTGCAGTTGTAGTCAACGTGGCGGTTGTGGTCGTCACAGCCGTCAAAATATACGTTGTTGGCGTTGAGTAACCAGTAATTGATCCCGTACCACCCAAAGTTCCACTAATAGTCAAATACTGACCAGTGTATACGTTTGCGTTTGATGTAAAAGAAATCTGACCACCAGTGCCCGTAAGTGCAACACCTGCCAAAGTGGTGGAAGTTGCCGTGCCTGTTGTGACTTTCAAGGCTCTAGGGAGATCGACTTGAAGTACCGTGCTATTATCGCTACGAGTAACAGATTTAACTGAAGTACCTGCGGTCAAGGTCAAATTACCTGAAGCAGTAGGTGTTTGTGATGCGGCAATGTTGTTCGCAACTAATGCTTGTGGAATCACATCCCAAACATAAATACGACCTAGAGGTCCAACACCTAAATCCATTGGTGAAGGATCATCAAAAGCAATGTTGCCATGCATTGTTAATGCAGTTGTGTTTGCAATATTGATTGCTTGGTTGAGCGTATAAGTACCAACTCCGCCTGTACCCGACACAAAAGCCGTGATATAGGTTCCGTCGGTTACGCTTGTACCGTCTAGGTACATACCTAAAGCAATTTGAGAGCCTTGATTAAGGGCAGTGATGGTCAAAGTTGTTGATGAAACGCTACCCGTACCACCTGTGGCAGTAGCAGTGTAGGAGCGAATGCCCGTACCCATGTAGGTTTGAGCGGGACCTAAAAATAGATCGTCTGAAAATTGAGGCATGTTGTCTGCTCCATGAAAAGTATGACAAAATAACACGGGGGTTTGAGGTACCCCCGAAAAACCTTCTTGGATTTAGGCTCCAGGAGTACCGAACAAAGAACGTGGGTCAGTCCAATTTGGAATGTAACGCTCAGTGGCTTTGTAACGCATTGAGTCAGTCTCGAAATCACCTTCCATGGTTTTCTCAAGTTCACGACGCATCATCAGCTTTAAGCCTTCAGGTGCATCGGTCTGAACCCACCAGTTTGTAGGTGAAGTCAAACGGCTGATAACGGTAGCGCCTTCAGGCAACAAACCAATCGATTTGATTGGGTTGATGTCATTGTTTGCTGTACCTGTGCGTAACACAGATTTCAACAAAACTTCGGCTTGAAACACATTGCCAGGAGCCACTACGAGTTTCAACGGCTGTAAACGAATCTTCTTGTTGTTATTGTCAACAGCAAGACGGATTTGAATAAGCATTTGCTCAAGTGAAGTCTGACTCAAAGCTGCAGCAGTTGACAGCTGATTGCTGAACGAACCGACTGCAATAGGGTGTGCCGTGTTGATCAAAGATACGCCGTCACCACCTGTGTAAGAGCTGTTAAAGGCTCTGTTCAAGATGTTAGCGCAAAGCAACTCTTTGGTTTCAACCAAAGACTGTGCCAAGTGCTTAGCATATACCTGACCGATACGGATGTGATCACCATCTTCAACCAACACTTTTGTCAAAGCGAAGGCTAAGCCAAACACTTGATAGACATAGCGTTGTAAGAAGAGCACACCACCTTGTTGATAGGTAACGGGTGAGCCATCAGGTAACTGAGGCGCAGCTCCGAAACCGTACAAGACGGGTTCTTCGTGGTAATTACGGGGAATGCCAGACTGTTCACGGAAAACCGTTGACCATTCATCGGCACGTTGATCATAGACTCCATCAAAAGCCTCATTGAGAATTGGCTCAACGATACTTCTAAAGTCCGTACTTCGCATTGGTGCTGCCATTTTTTAGCTCCTTTAAATAGCGTTGACGGCGGAGACAAACTGGGGATTGCTGACTTGCACACGAACTATCGTGTACGCATCGCCCCAAGCATTGTCAGGATAGGGTGCAATATCAACAATACGGAACTGTCCGTTTGAACCTGAACCTACCAAAGAGGAGGACAGAGTCATGGCGGATAAGCCCGTAGTTGCTGAGCCAGAGGTGAAATTGGAAAGATTGGCTTCGTTTCCGATTGACGTCTGGGCAATTGCGCCATCAGCTTGAATTTCATAAACGATCTGTTGATCATTATAGAAATACGCGGTGGTGGTTGTATTGGTAGCGAGTGTAGTGCTTGCAGGCCAATAGTTTGACACACGACGACGCCCTGTGGTATCAGTGAACTCGACCCCTTGGAAGGAGCCTGAAACTTTACCTGAGTTGGTAGTAGTGTCGACGACTGGTAAAATTGTACCAGCGTTAGGATTGTACTGAACAGCTTGACCTTTGTAGATGTTGCTGCCGTAACCTGATGCGATACCGCCAGTAAGCGCTTGAGCACGTTCCAACCCTGTGGGAAAATATGCGGGGCGCAAACCAAACGGAGCGGATGTTGCTGACATAAATAGCTCCTTAGTTAAAAACCTACGTAAACGTAGGAAGTTTCATCATTTGGTCGAACTCCATGCCACCGCCTTCTACAGTCACCAAAGGTCTACCGCGACTATCTCTAGCGCTAAGTAAAGACTCTTGCTGCACCTTGATCTTCTCTTGCTCGTCAATCGGAGCATAATGATGGACCTCGGTCATGTATTCTTGATAAAGATCATTAGGGATCTTATAAAGAACCATTTCATTTACAGCTATGAACCCAGCCAACTCTCCTGACTTTACTCGGTAGTTATCAAAGCCTTGTAATTCTTCGGCTTTCACTGGAGTATAGCCCATGCGCATGCGCTTGTGAATGGGGTCATATTGGTTCGTGGTTGACAGCCAACATGGATGAAATCCTGGGATTTCGGGTGGGGTCGGAAGTGC